ATGGAAGTTGAATGATGATATCCAACTTACCGGATCCACTCTGCTCATCAACTGCATCTAGAAGGTTGAGTTTACGAACCAGTCGTTGCAGAGTCGAGTTTGGCTCATTCATTACTGAATATAGCGGATTCTCAACAATTGCAACAAACTTCTTCTCCAACAAGATCTCAACACGGTATCCTCTAGCCTCATTATAAAGACTGACCTTCACATGTTTTGGATACCAAGCCACAATCTCAGCAACTCGCAATGTTTTGATGTCGAAGGATCCAGACACAGTAGGATCGAGCGTTGTATCAACCGGGACGATGGCAATAGTACCCTTGTCAAAGAGCGTCATCGCCATGTCTTGCCGAAGTGCTCGAGCTCCTTGGTCGATGTTGGCCTCTAAGGTCAAACACTCGTTGAGACCGCTGGGAATATCCTCGATGTAACGATCTTGGTCGTCAAGACGGCAGTGTCGGAACTCATTTTGTGCGACATCGATGCTGAGTGTAGTGAACACGGAGGAAATGATCGAGCGCTCGTTCGTGACACGAAGGCGCGTGCGGTCAGGTCGACTTCCGTAACTAGCCGGGGATCCCAAATCGGAAAGAGGATCGTCTTGGTTTGTAAATGCATTCCATGCGTGTCTCAAACGCGCACTAAATCTCGCCATACGTCACCTCCTCTCACGATCCGAGTTTCAAAAGACTACGAGCTTCTGGAGTGAATGGATTTTTCCTTGGATTGTAGTATGGCACGATGGAACGCATATATTTCGACTCGCTGGCATGTGCTTCCCTAATGTCTTTCAACATCAGGTTCGCATTTTTATGAATAATTTGGTCAGCAATCTTTGCACCTTTGGTCATGACAGTTGGAGAACCCTTGATCATGGGTCCTAAACCCTTAGTCATCATGGGTGGTGCACCCTTGGTTAGCACTGATGTAGGGCCCTTTGAAAAGAACGGTGGTGCACCCTTGGTTAACACGGACATTGCCGTATGCATGGGCATTTTTCCATTCCTGTTCAGAATATACCCAGTGGCAGCAAGTCCGGCAAGAACGGCAGCTCCGGCTCCAATCGCGACAGCCTTCTTCTGATTGGATGAAAGACCATGAGGAGAGTCACCTTCGTTCCGAACCGCTTTACTAACACCCCAGTGCATTCCTTTGATTCCGAAATGTTCAAGGGCTTCGTCACGAGTGATCTCACTCATTCGAACGCCTCCTTGTTTGCCTTGTACGCCACGTACGCGTCCATTAGAGCAGACACATTGTCGATCTTTTCTTCTTGCCGCTTCTTGAGAAGCTTTCGGTTCCCGTTTGTGTCCTCAAGAGTAATCGCATTGCCCATTGCAAAGGACATAAGACTCTGATCAAATATGAGCATTCGCTCACCACTCAGAATCTTGAGTTCACCAAGAGGAACCGACTCAGTCCTGGCGCCCTGAATGACTTTCTCAATGCCAAACGGTCCATTCTCAGCTTCCCAGCGAGAAACGAACTCTTTTGCGTTGTAGGGGTCGAAACCCAGCGTGCGAACATCATACTTTGACGTTTCAATGAAAGCGTCAAGGTCATCATAGACTTCCATCATGTCGAGAACAGATCCCTCAAGAACATGAAGGCTACCTTCGTTGATAAACTCCTCATACTTGGAACGCATTGCGCCAGGAAGTTTCATCAGTGTCAGAGAAGTAATATAACTTCTAGTCTTGACACCGTAGGCCCCGTTAGAGATCGGGAACAAGAAGGTAAACGCACAGAAGTCGTCGCCCTGCGATAGGTCAGCACCCAATGAACACGGCATCTCCCAGAACTCTCGCGCGCGATGCGGAAGAGTCTCTTCGTACGTGAAGAAATATGTGTATCCCTCCATGGGAATGCCGAAACGCTTAGCCAGAATGTCATTCCGAGATGCCGGCGCCTTCTCTGCACGCTCGACATCGAGCTGGTAAGTCTCATAGGTGACGGTCAGTCCGAGGTTTGGGTTTGCCTTGATCCACATAGCAGGGTCACCTACCTCCTCGAGCTCATCCAGCTTGTAGTGCCAGATCGAAACGTGGGGAGCGAGGTACTCACCTTTGAGAATATCGGCAAGTTCCATCTTGATCGTGTCACCCGAGCCGTTTCGAACTGTTCCCTCGGAACTGATGGCAATGATCAGGTAGTCCTCGAGCTTTGAGGCACCTTGCTCGACTGCTCCGACTACATCCTCACGAAGATCGCCAGAAAGCCACTCATCGATCGTCGAGACCTTAGGCCTAAGACCTTGGAGTTTGTTGATGGTCATAGGTCGGATCTCACAGATCGATCCTGTGAGGAAATTCTCGATGCCTTTCTTTGTAGAGGCGAGTTTAACCCGCATCGCACGTGAACCTGTGGTATTCTGAAGAGATCCTTCAGTCAGGAACTGAAAGAGAGGTCCTCGCGAGCGCGTAATGGACGTGCGCATGGGAGACATAACCTCTTCGGCTTGCTTCATCGTAGGAGATGTGGTAATCTGATGAGTCGTTGACGTATCCACATTCAGAAAATAGCTCTGAATGCACGATGCATACATCGACTTGGCAGCACCACGTGCTACAATGAGGTATTGTTTCGAAATAAGACGCTTCTTGATCGTCTTATTGACGTATCTACCAGGTTGTCCTTCTTTTCCTGGCTGATACACACTTCTATCAACGAAGAAGTACCATCCAAAGATCTCTTCGGACCAAAGTTTGAATGAATCAAGCAAATATAGATCAGATCCATCTGTGAGTGTCAGTTCTCCCTCACAATATCGCACGAACCCTTCGACTGCTTGATCATCGTAGTAAATGTTCGGATTTGCGATGAGCGAATCGATGCGGTTCATCTCCATAGCAATTTCCCGATTAACAGGAATATCACCACGAATTACAGCATCACGAAACCGTCCGTAGTAGACCGGAGTCGCTTTATTGGACAGTCCCATCGCAAACCTCCCTTCACTACGCCTTTGCTGAGTGTTCCTTGAGCTTTGTAGCGAGCATCTTGCCCGTTGCAGACTGAGAGAAGGTGGCAATCTCGTTCGCAGTCTTACCAACACCAACAATTACCTTTACAGCCTTGTATCCGGCTGCAATCCTCGATGGTTTGTGTGACAGTTTGGAATATTGCTGCTCCAGATTCATTCTTGTTACCAACTCTTGAAGATCTTTATTGCTTAGTGCCTGTGTCCCGCTCTTCTTGACGACTGCTCGGTGTCCTTTTGCATTCTGAGCATCTGAAGAGGTAGGACCACTCTTGCTAACACCCCAGTGCATCCCCTTGACCCCGAAGTGTTCCATAACTTCGTCAAGCGTTCCCATGGTTCCTCCCTCCTAGGCTGCGATTTCACCGAAACTCAGTGGAACAACTGCAGATCCATCCCATTCACCCTCAAGTACTAATGGAACTTCGGAACTTCCGTTCCATTCAGTCCATGGACTTGTAACTTTAGGGCTTAAAACCAAGTTGATTGAACTCCACACATTTGCAGCACTAGATGTAACAGATAGCGCACCCGTTTCAGCGTCAGTTCCGGTGTCGTCTCGATAGAATACAGCCAGAACAACAGACGCTGCGATTGTTACGTCGACATGAGTCCCCTCTGTATACCCAGTGGGAAGTGCTGACCATGTACGAGCTGCAGCAGACGACTGACATGCCACAAACAATGCCTTTGAGTGATCCTCTGCGATTGCTCTTGTAACGGATGTCACTGCAAGAGCCGACGCCCCATTGTTTCCGATACAGGAATCGACCGCACCTGCATCTGGCCAACGAACAACTATGATTGACTTGTACTTGGTTGCACTTGAAGTGACTGAGAATGTTCCTGTCTCAGTACCATCGGCAACCATCTCTGCTATTGCTACGTTATTGTTGTTACGAGAAGAGCCTGGTGAAGAGATTGGAGTAAACCCATCGGGGAACACCCATGAAGGTGTGGTGGTTTGTTCACCTGCGATGATCAGGATTTTATCTCCCTCTTGAATCCCAGACGGATATGTTCCCGTAATCCCCAACGCAGTGACAATAGTATGATTTATGGTGAACGTTGGCGCGGTCATCGTCTCAGAATGATAGTCCCGGCTGGTGTACCTCCAGGAACCGCATCACCGACATTGAGAACTAGAATATTCGGGCCTTTTGCCGTGATCTGAGCCTGAAGAGACTTGACATCGGATCCGATTGCATTGATTAGTGCTAGAATTCGAGTCTGTAGTGCCATGGCTTACACCTTTGCAGCTGTGTACAGCGCAACCAGGTCTGTCTCGATAGTTCCCACGAGCGCGACCACGCGTGCGTCCGCGCGAGCAGCCGTGTAGTACAGATTTGTTGCACCCTCAGTCACGACATCTGTTGATCCTGGTGATGCTGAGATCTCCGCGTAGACAGTTCCTGTCCAGCGGTATACCTTTCCGGTATCAATTGCCACGTAGATGATGCTGGTAACGCCCGATCCAGGGAAGCCCGCCTGGTTGGCGAACTCGAGAACATCGTCCACGTATGCGGGAAGCTGAGCAGCAGCGGCTTTCCCTGTTGCATCCAACTTCAAGAGACCGTTGTTCACGTTTACCATCGATGCAAGGTTCGAGGGAGTCAGAGCATCCGTAGTAGAAGCCATAGCAAGCGCTTCTGCATTGGTTGCAAGCATCTGAATGCCCTTGACTGTGGTTGATGAGTCAACAGCGACCCAACCAGTACCGCCAACCTCTGCATGCACCTCATTTAGTGCGGCGACAAGACTAGTCTTAGTCGTCGTTGTCAGACCAGTCAAATCTCCGGCAGCAGAGCCGGTGATCATGGTCTTGATTGCTTTGTAGTCGGTACCTACAGCAGTGATGAGATCACTGATACGGGTCTGAAGTGTCATGAATGATCACACCTTTGCATTCTCGTAGAGAAGTAGGAGAGACGGACCGTCGTCGTAAACGGGATGCGGAATTTCCGAGTCGATGTGATCAGTCAAATCCTGTTGAGTAACACCGCCGCCAGATATGACAATGGCAGCAATCTCAGCATCAACATACTCCTTGATCGTCGACTCATCAACGAAATATGGAAGATCATTCCAGTTCCGAACCCCATCACCGACCTTGTACTTACCGGTTCCGATTTCGTATCCCCACTCTCCTTGTCCGAGACGAGGATTCTTTGTGAACCAATCGATAGCGGTGCCCCGGCGAGGTCTGAACGATACTGCCATTGCCTCCTCCTCTCCTTGTTAGGGGACACCGCCATCGTAGATGACATCTTCGACAACTGGCGGATTTGGATCCATCCAACCAGCCTCTTCTCTGATGACATTCAGACGCCACTCGAGCTGTTCAAGTTGCTTCTGAAGAGAGTCGATCAAATATGAGGTTGTTGGCGGATCGAAGAGCAACCGAACTCGGAGGTAAACATAGGTTTTGACCGAGTTAAGTCGCAGATCAGTTCCGATGAAGTCGGCCCACTCGGCGGTTGCATCCAAGACCTCGAAGCCTTCCTCTGGTCCGATGCCCAACTGGACTACTGTTGAAAGTGCAGAGTTGATGTGCATCATGACTTCGAGATCGAAGACTGTGTAGTCTTCAGCGATGCCCAGAGTCTTCTTCGTATCTGTAAGAATGCTGCTCATGGTTCACCTCCTGTCCGGTTGCAGATCTTTTAGTGCGGGCGGTAGTCCCACTCGTGTCCGTCCCAGATCCGATCGTAACCAGATCGTGGAAGAGGAACTTCCTTGTTGATGGTTTGACTCGGGTTCGAATTGCGCGAGTAGTACCAGGTCGTTCCAGACCATCTCCGCGACCAATTGGCAAGAGCGCGCCAGATTGGAGGCATCACGCTGGAGTAGACCCGAAGTCCGTTGATGTCTTCGGTCCAACCAAGCGGGCGCATACCCCACTTGTCGGTGATTGACCGAATAGAGACTCGGTCGATCTTGCCGATTCGTCGCACATCGCTCGAGTAGCAGGTTCCATCCTCCAAAGCGATCACACTGTGGCCTGATCCTCCACCATGACCGTCGTCAAAGAAGAAAGGAACTGCTCTTGGAGGAGTTAAGTCTCCAAGGTGCTTGTGTACCGCTCGGTTCCAGGCTCCCAGTGCATTACCACCCATCCCAGGAGCTCCGAAACCTGTTCGGGTGAACTTCAAGCACCAACCTTCCCAGTCTTGGGATGGATGGAGGACCTGTGCGGCGGCATACCTTACAACCGCCTCACCCGTTGTCATCGTGAACGTCTTTTTCGACACGCTGCGTGGTGACTTCCAGCTCGAGATCGTCCAGATCAGGATCGATGACTACAACCTCTTCAGGTACTTCGACTGTTGGTTCAGACATGATGTCTCCTTTGTAGTTACGGTTGAGACCGGTCGCCCACGGCGGAGCGTAGTGCGTCGGACTCTCGTCGAATCCACGCGCGAATTCTCTTGATCATGTGTTTCTCCTTACGGATATGTGGAACCGACGATGGCCATCGAGATGACGATGAGTGCGAAGAATGCTATAGCGAATATGCACAAGCATCCAACGGTAATACCGAACACAATCCATAGAATATTGCCCACTTTAGTCACCATAGTTTCGTATCCCCGAGCACGCGAGGCTTGAATGGCTTCACAAGAAGTCGTGCATCGCCATAATGAATGGCATTATGAGTTCTGTGAGTGGTTGTTATCAGGAAGTTGGGATCGAAAACCGCATCAGTGTTGTCCGTAAGATCATGGATCCCGATCGGATTCATGTGATGGACAAGCAGATTGCTGTGGATCTCGTACTCTTCGATCCCAAGATCACACCCCATGTCACGAACTATCACCATCGAACGAAGGGTTTTCCACTCTCTAGAAGCGTATAGCCTCTGATTGAGATACCTATCGAATCCGAATGTAGCTCTACCGACCTCTCCTCCTAGAGATAGGTACTCGAATCGCTCTTCATAGGTCTTTAGTCGTCGAAGTTCTCGGTAAGACCTAATCGTACTCATCGGAATCGTCCATAGGATCTTGTCCCGCATACGAGCGCATAGAATTGAGGGCTTTGGTGTACAGTTCCTCAACCCTAGCGCCCGACGCGATCTGTTCTGTGCGACTTTGGAGAAGTTCGCTCTCCAATGACAGTTTCTCCTGCTCGAGTCGCTCTCGAGTAGTACCTAGCTTCAGAAAGTGATTGATCACCTGTGCTGAAGCAGTACCATCTCGGATTTGCTTCTCTGCAAGGTCCACTGCGAGTGAGATCAGTTGATTCTCTCGAGCACTGAGGGTCGTAGCTGGTGGTCGGCTCGGAGATTCTGGTTCTTCTCCTTTGCGTTTGCTTACCATGACCCTCCTTTCTCAAGAGTCTACCCAAACTGGGAGTTCAAGAAATCCCTGGTCTTGGGAATGTTCTTCAGAGCGGTACTGGCTCCAGTGCCGTCTGCATTGAACCAGCAGGCAACCTCTGGCGGGTTGTCAACCCACAACGCCACCATGCTCTTGGCGAATGCGAGCGCTGCATTGTCGTCCTTACCCCCTCCGCCCCACTCGGGCAGGATGAACGGCTTTCCCTTGGACTTGCAGTATGCCACCACCCGGGCGTAGTTGCTCAGGACGTAGTCGTCGAATCCCATGACACGAGCACTTGGTACGTACCAAGACTCAGGATCTCCATGTGGATGATTCGGATCGAGCAAATATGCCATGAAACAACTGTACTCCTCCACTGTTGCTGAAGGATGCGCATTGCCAACTGCGATCAGATGCTCGAAGTCCTTCACGAACTGCGCTGCATTGATGTTCTTGCTTGGGTTGTCGGCCTCGTGGTTGTAACACCAACGAATCTTGCAACCAGCCTTTGCCCAGTCAGCCAGAACGGCGATGAATGCTGCGTCTGACGGCATTTGCTTGAATGAGTACAAGACTTCACCGCCAACCACCAACTTCATCGCAGCGACTGCCTCACGGAAGTCCTTTGATGCAGCAATCATGGAGGCTGCCTGGTCATAGACGCGAAGCGCCTGACAATCAGGCATCTGCTCTAGCGTTGAAGCGACCGTCCCACCCTCAGCAGCACCCGTTGAAGATCCCAGGAGTGTCGTACTCGAGGGAGTAGGCGGAGGAGGAGTGACAGGGCTTGTCGTGGTGAAGTTGTTGTGGAAGGATTTGCTTGGTGCTGCTACGAGTGGATCAGCTGGTGTGAACGTTGCGTAGATCACGTGCAAACCAGGAGGAGAATATGCAGACCAAGTCATCCGAGCGATTCCAGTCGAAGGATCGACCACGGCAGGGCTTCCGAATGGAATACCATCGTCATCGAACTGGACTGTACCTGCGAAAGCTGGTGTAACCGTTGCCTGAAGGACCAAAGAAGTACCGGCAGGCTGAGGAGAGAGCGGAGTTGGGAACATCTTGGTCGTGGTGACGACAGGATCGGGCGGAGGTGGAGGAACTGCGGCTGCAACATCAACATCCCACCTTGCTCCGAGCAAACGACCTTCGTCAGCATGCTTGGTTGTTGGGTTCTTGCCCTCGATGAAGGCAATTGCACTGTCTACTTCTGCGCCATGCTCGGCAAGTAGGTCTGCGAACAGGATGTCAGCCATTTGTTACCTCCGAACGATCCAAATGACCAACGCGATGATGGCCAAGACTACTAAAATCATTTCAAGAGTTGAGTTCATGTCTACCTCCTTCGAGAACTGATTTAGTTCACGAGACTTCTAGCCGAGGCAGAAAGTGTTTTACTTCAGTATTTGGTTCCCCCGGGGCATTTTTGGGG